GGCTATTTACATTTGCCATTTATTTTCACCTTTTTATTATATTAAAATTAAAATTCATAATTCTTACGAATCATTTCCTTTACCAAATGTGATTTGAGAATTTCTATTAGGTTGACTAATAGGCATTCTGCTATCACTCTCACGCATAAGATTCGAATCGACTGCCTGCATTTGGTCTGCAGCCATTTGTTTGTAGTATGCACGTCGTTGATTGACGGTTTCGATAGGCATCTTTGCGAGTATTAACCCACCTACTCCGATTACACCTATATGTCTTCCATCCTCTACAGTTGGTGCTTCAAATTCAGGGTGTTCCTCAGCTCTCACTGGTTCCCATCCTTCACGAATACGTTTTGACATATTCGCTTTATCTTCTACTCCTACCATAGATTCTCTAAGCCATCTATAGATATAACCATCAGGTGGCGTTGGTGCGTCTAATAAAGACGGTGGTTGCCATGGTTTAAGACGAGCTTCACTATCTCGTGTATCTGCAGATCGAGGAGCTCGATCCGTTGTGGTGATTTCTTCTTGTTTATCAGCCATTTTTATCTCCTATTTTACGTGTTTAGCGTATTCTTCAAGAGGTACACCTAATCTTTTAGCAATAGCTACTTGACTTGGTGACAACTTGACAGTGCGTGCTTTCCCTGCTTTTCCTCTCGTACCTCTACTTGAGTTTGCTACAGGTTCTTGCATGTTATTATTTAATTGAGAAACTTCTCCACCATTATTGTATTTATGTGGAAAAGCTTTCGCCATTCTTCGATCAACCTCTGAATAATATTCATCAGAAGCTGGATCAAAACCTTCTTTTTCAACTAATTGCCTATGAAAAGCAAAAGCACTCGTAGTCATTGCTAAGTCTTCACCAAACCAATCATTTTTACTCGCCCAATCTTGAGCTTTAGGATCTGGTTCTGCAACTTGTTCTACTGGTTGTTGTTGTGCTTGTGGAACTTCTACAGGTGTTTCTTGAACTTGTGGTTCTGGTTTTACTCTCGTTAAACTCTCTTGTTCTACAGCAAGTTTTGCTACATCTTTTTGAGCAGATAACATAGCTTCTGTGTCGCCTATATCATGTGCTTGTTTGTAACGTTCTTCTGCTGATTGTAATTGAGTATCAACCCTAGCTGAGTATTCATCATAAAGATTTTGATCTTTTTGTGAAAGGTTTGCTTGAGTTGTGTTGAGTTTTTCTTGAACACCTTTGGCATATTCTATTGCTGCTTGTTCTCTTCTTTCTGCTTCTCTTATTTTATAGGTTAGTTTGTTAATTCTTTTCTTTACGGATTCGCTATATTCAGCTACTTCTTCTTCGTTAGATACATCCTTCTCAGGTTCTTGTTGTGTCTCTACTATAGGTTGTGCTTCAACTTCTTCAAGCACAGGGGCTTCTTCAGTTGTTGCTTCTAGTTCGACTTCTACTGCTTGTTCAACAGTTTCTTCAGCTTGTTGCATGGATTCTGCCATGGTTCTTCTCCTGTTGCGTGATTACTCTACATCCTCTGGGTTATTAACCACAGCGAGTATTTCATCATCGTTTAATAAACGCAAGTCCCCACCATCAATTTTGATTCTGGCTCCTGCGTATCTTCCAAAAATAACCCAATCTCTTTCTTGACACCAAGCGCCATTCGGAAACTTGTTCTTATCTTTGTAAGCATCTGGTCCCAATGATACTACGAAACCGACATTAGTACCTAATCTTTCTTTTTCTACATAAGACTCAGCAAGATGTATTCCACCTTTAGTTACTGCTTTTTGTGTAAAAGGTAAGATCAGCATCCTGTATCCTGTGGGAACAGGTAGCTTTTCTGCTACTGATTCATCTTCTTGTATCGACTCAGGTGTAAATTCCTGAATGGGTTCTTCTTCCTTTTTTAACTCTCGTACCTTTTCAATATGATCAGGTATGGGAGTGCGTGTTGACTCTGTTGTTTCAGATGCCATCGTTTTGCTCCTTTATATTTTGCAGGTCTATTATAATTCTCTCAGCTGAGCTAAGACCTGATAGCTCCCCAAGAATTCTTTGATACCCCTCCCAGTTCTGGACTCCACCTGTTTTTAAAACTTCTGTAAGATCGTCTTGTCTTTGACGCAGTTCTCGTAAAGTTTTTTCAACTATGTATAGTCCGTCCATCTAACAGTCCCAATCCCTTCTTGCCCAATAATTAGCACTACATCTATCACTTTTAATTCCACCACTACGTGCGCAATAAGATTTTTTACGTGCTTTACTGTTTTTGTGCATACCTAGATTAGCGTCGCCAAAAGTAATACGTTTAACTTTATTACCACCACTACTACATTGCCCAACAAAAACTACTTTACGTTTTTTCCCATATCCAGGTTCACCTTTGCGCAAACCTCTTGGTTTATTGAGTGTTACTTTTTTACCTTGATATTCTGCCATAATCTACTCGTCATACAAATTATTAAATGTTACTTTAGGATCAGTGTAACTTTCATGTCCTTCTGCTGAATGTGTCCATTGAGATGGTCTAAAATCTGGTGCTCCTTCTCCAGTAACCCAAAGTGCTGGGCTAGTTGCCCTTACTCTATTATTAGGTAATGCTACAAAGTTCCCCTGCCATTCACAATCTTCTGTAATATAAAGTACATGAGATTGTTTGTGTTGAGCTGGGTCATCAGCTATATCATTACCAGTATAGTCAACAGTAAACATATACTTTCCATTATAAAACTTTCCATCAATTTTGCAAAGCCATGGTGATGAAGAAACTCTGTCCATAACTATAACAGAATGATCTCTTGATTCACAATCCCATGGTTGAGCTAAATGGTCTTCCATAGGAACTGGATATTCTTCACTAGGGATATCAGCAACTAAAGCTTGTATTGGCATCCTTGCCCACATCGCACCACCGTGTATATTTCCTTCCTCCCAATCTTCACAGTTATTTTCTTCGCCTGTAAATACAACTTGAAAACTCAAAGATCTATCAGGGATCGTGTTAACTGCTATAGCGAGTGCGTGAAGATATTCGCCGTGGTATTTTTCGTGGTTATGTGTAAACTCTCTTCTTACCCAGCATTTAAAGTGCGGGATATTGCTGATGAGGTGTGACACTTACTTTTTCTTTCTTCTAGTAGTTTTGCGTTTTGCTCCGCCTTTTGACATTTTACGTTTCATGCCACCTTTTGACATTTTACGTTTGGCGTTCATTTTGCTTCTTTTCATTACCATGGTATTAACCCCATTTTTTAGTTTTAGTTCCACCCCAGTATTCTACAGCATGCCCTTCTGATATAAGTTTTTGACATATATCTTCACCATCTGCTGTGTACGGAATACCGAGTATTCTTCCGTACTTTCCTTTTCCCAGTGATTTAACCTTAAATGTTCCAGTACAAAGTTCTATAAGTCTGTCTTTAGCTTTTAGACCGAGTGCTTTTTCTGCTAGGTTTCTTGTTCTAGATTCTGGTGTATCTATACCAGCTAACCTGACTCTCTGTTTGTGTAGCTTGACATCAAATCCTAAGTCTAGGATACAGTCAAAAGTATCTCCGTCTACTACTCTATCTAATGTTGCTCTGTATACAAACTCGTCTGGTGCTTTACTCATGAGTATTTAGTAGTCTTCCTACGATTAGGCATGACTGCTCCACATCCTCTGTGTTTTGATTTCATAAATACGCCACCTGTTTGCATACCTCGAGCTTGTTTCATCTGCGCTTCTGTTGGTGCACCTTTGTCACCTTTTTTACGCATCTTTTCTCCACGCTTTCTTTTAGCGTGAATGTTCGCCCAGAGTCCAGGTCTTTTCTTGGACACTACCTAACTCCGCTAGGGCTTGCGTTAAATTTAGTTCCTTTAGTTGCTGCTCCTTTACCTTGAACAGTTTTTTGACCTTGACCAAAAATATCACTGTTGCTTTTAGTTAAAACAACTGGACCTTTTACTGGTTTTGATAGGTCTATTTTATTTGGAGCAGGAAAACTAACTTCTTTATATTTAGTTGTGTCTTTCATTTAAGTACCTTTTGTGTTTGTATCTGCTGATCTAACATCTTTTAATATTTGACCATAAGTTTTATTATTATCATTTTGAGCCTTTAGTAAAGCCTCTTCTCTATCTTGAGCCACTTTCATTTCTGCTATTGCCTCTTGTGATTCTATTTTAGCTAAATCTACCTGACTTCGTAAAGCATCGGACTGAGCTCTTTGTGCTATTTCTTCACGTTTGAGTTCTACCACAGGATCTATTTGACTGTTTTGTTGTGCTTGTACTAAGGCTTGTTGCTGACCTGTTACTTGTTGTGTAGCATTAGCAGCAGCAAGAGCTATCTCATTCATTACTTGTGGATCTTGTATTTGCTCAAGTGGTGGAAGTTGTTGACCTAGTGCTTGTTCTATTTGTTGTTTATAAACCATAGAAGTATGTTCTTGTATATTTGCTTGTATGGCTTGTAGTGCTATAGGGTTTTGTTGCATCATAGGATTCTGTAAGAAAGCTGTATGTGCAGTTATGTATGCATCGTGATTCTGAAACTCAAAAGCCTTAATAGGTTGCCCCATGATCGCTGCTTGTTGTTCACTTACTGGATCTCTAGGTGGCACTTCTTCTTGAGGTGGTAAAAGTAGATCTATGTTTTTTACTTCTAGGGCTTCATACATTCTCTTATACGCTTCACGTAGATTGTGTATTTGAGGTGCAGCTTGTGCCATCTGTAGTTCTTGTTGAGCTAACATCACACGTTGAGCCATACTAAATATATTAGGATCACTGACTGGAATAATATCCACACGATCATCAAAATCTGACTGTTTGATATCAGAAGGTGCGCCCTCCACCGCATAGGGATATGACGGTGGTAATGATCTAGAGAAAACTCCAGCCAGTAATCTAAATTCTTTCTTTTGAGCAAAGTGTAAACGTTTATGTATAGCTGACATAACCTTTGTACCACGCTCTAACATAGCTACAGTTGTACCTACTGGCAGTTGTTGACTACCTATATCACCAACTTGCATGTCTGCTATGCTTGCAAACCTTCTACCTGAGTCAATAAGTATGCCTAATAGTTGACTAAGTACATTACTTGGCTCTTTATACGGTAAAGGCATCAAGGCATCACGTATTGTGCCTCCTGGAACGTCAACATCCCTAAATTCTCCAGGTCTGAGAGGTTCATCTTCACCTTGTACACGCATACCACGTGCTTTGAAGCCTGCAGGCAGGTTACTTAGCGTTCCAGCGTCAATTAATTGTCTTAAAATAGAGGTTGCGGACTTAGTTAGCCCTCCAATCATGTGAATTAAGCCAAAACCGTAAAATCCGAGTCCTGGAAGGAACTTATAGTGTACAAAATACTCTTTTTTACGGAATAATTCGTCACCTTGCTCCCAATTACGTCGTATTGAGAGTATTTCATCGCTATCTTCTAAAATAGTAACGATATAAGGTACGGCAAAACCGTAATTATCTATATCTGGAAGCTCTAAATTGACGTGTAACTCTAAAACTGAGTACTCATTATAGTCAGATAAAGGTGGTTCTATGCCTTGAAGCTCATCAATCTTTTCTTTTGCTTCGTTATATTCTAAATCTACCCCTGCTTCACCTATTTGTACGTCTCGGTACGTACCATTCATTTGTAATTTTTTTAAATCGTTACCTGTCATACTGATAACGTGGGTAAAACGTGGGCTAGTTTCTAAATCTGTAGTTTCGTAAGCTACTACTAAGTCCTCAGCTTTAACTAATCTACTTGTAGCCCTACCTAAAAGATTGTCGTAATAAACTTTTTTGAATGCACTACCAGCTAACGGTAAATAAAACAATAAACTATCCATTTCTGGGTCATATTCTTGCATGACTTCAGTAATT